ATCCGGCATTTACTCTTTCCCTGATATAATTAATAGCTTCAATACTCTCGGGTGGTAATCCTGTAACATCAGCAAACTGGCATTGTCCATGAATACGACTGCCTTTTTCAGCAGCTTTTTTCAATATGTATTCTGGAATATCCCTATACTTATTGGGAAATAGTTGCCGGCTTATCATTCCGGTAATACCTTTCAGTTGCTTTTCACCAAGAAAATATGTGTGGTTCTCTTCTGAGAAAACCACACTCGATTTAACCAACTCTATCATGATGCAGGATAAATTTTGCCCATTTCCATACAAGCATTTACAAACTCTTTATCATTTTGCATAGCCGGATTAGCATACCATACTTTTTCAAGTTCAGCTCTGCTTTTGACAGCAAGCATGTCAGCAATAGCCTTTTTCAGTTGGGCACCAGTATAAACTGGATTCTTCATACTAGCCGGTGTTTTTGCAGGCTGTTGTGCGTCTTCTTTATCGTGAGTGTTAGTTGCATCACTGTCTTTTGTATCATCAATGCAAAATAGACCGTTAAGAGCATACTTTCTTGCATAAGAAGATGAGGCTCCGGTAATTTGGCTGCCATCCATTCCCTTCTTTGTTTCCTCTTCTCTCGCAAAAGCAGTCACTATTTCTTTTTCCCCTTTTTCGTTGGTTAAAGTGGCAGTTGCTTTTACATAAATTCTATTGCCTACTGGCACCATCTCATCACTGAGAGTTAACGAACACTTTGTTTCAGTCAGAATAGGTTTCACTGACTCAAGAATATCCTCACAACTACGGTATTTGTAACTACCGAACTTATTAAATTGCCCTTTCGGGGCTTTCAGCTTTTGCTGAATGGTTACTAATTCTTTCATAATTCTGAATTAATGGTTTGACTTTTAGTTTATTACATCAGTAAAGGTAATCGTTATTGACAAGTTTAGCAAACAGAAACTTCGCCATTTTAACGCCATTTTCAGGTAGTTAAAAACTGCCTGTACGGTATTGTACAGGCAGAAAAATAAGAAAATGAATAATCCAATGTACCTTATGGAACGGCTACGCTTGAAGGGTGTACGGCTCCCTGATTTATACATAATGTAAATGCTAGTGGACGGAACCGGAGTCGAACCGGTCTCACGGAATATTGGTGCACCTCACCGCAGTTTCAGCCAACGATATACATATCCGCCCGATTAATTAAAAAGGTGCACTATCTTCACAGACCATACACCCCAATCACAAACACAAAACAAAACTCATGAACTACTATAATTTAATAGGATCAAAAGGGTGAATGGCGTGGGTCTCGAACCCACATCACGCATACCTGCATATGCTGCCAATTACACCAGCCATCCGTTTAAAGTGAACTATTCTCACGAACCATTCACTTAGAACACAAACACAAAATAAAACACGACATTAACTATTAAATAGCACTCTCACGAGCTTCTTGCTTCCGGATAGCCGTTCAAAGCACACCGGAATAGTATAGAACAATTAAAACTCAAATAACAGGGGCTTTAACCCTACAGCGTCCTTTTCGCTGGCAACATTAGTTAAACATAAAAAGAAAAATTCTCTGTGAAGGAACCCGGACTCGAACCGGGATGATAGATTACCTATGTATGACTTTCTTCAATCTATCTGCATACTTGCGTTTACCAATTCCGCCATTCCTTCAGGTCGTAGCCAGACGCTTCCGGCTACATTGATTGTATATATAATGCAAATATATTTTCACCCTCACGGGTTACTTAACTCTGATTGAGTTGAGCCGGGAAACGGATTCGAACCGCTGACCTCATGTAGAAACATGCGCTCTAACCAACTGGGCTATCCCGGCAGATGCCCGGCGAACCGGGCTAAATAAACATGACAAATACTAAAATTAAGCAATGCAGACCTTCACAGGCTATCCTTATTTTGTTTCCTATCTTCGTAGTATCGAAAACAGATATAATTCACTGATACGACAGTCACCAATACAAAAGCAGCAATAAATTCTTTCTTGCTAACTTCAATGCTATCTATAAGATACAGTGTTGTCCATAAGGCAATGAACATCATGGCATACTGTATCACTTTAATCTTTTTCATTTCTTCCGTTTTTTAGATTTAACTTTCCTTCCCGCACATCGGCAATGAAGTAATACTTGAGCAGCATTACAATGCCACTTGCCGTTTTGGACATTAGTGGGCTTATCACTTTCAATCTTACCCGTTTCTATAAGATTCATCAATTTCTTTTCCCCACCCACATAATACGCAGACTTATCTTTTCCAAACGTTTCTGTAGAAAACAGACGGAGAATATTATCTAGCAATATTTCAGCCATTTCACCTCTAATAGTTTCCATAAGCTTTAATTACTTACTCAACTCGCGTGACCGTGACAATACCGCTGTTCCTATCAGACTTAATACCCCATTTTTTATCAGGCTCCTTCTCCTTTAACCTGTAAGAAGTCAGATTCAAAAGATACGCCCTTTTGGAAATGGGAAAGTCTTTTTTGTCATCAATCTCCATTTCACGGAGAATGCACATAATACTCTTTTCTTTTTCCATACTGATTAATTTTAAAATAAAAGCTCCCCCGAACCAATTCGATCGGCAGCATCACGCTTTATTCGGAGGATTTACTTAACTTTGGGGTGTATAATCAAAAATTAAGTAATATGAGAGCTGAATTTTACAAAAAACATGCAGAAGATATACTTTCTAACCTTGAAAGCATACGAGCAACATTTAAAGAATTGGTTGATTCTAACAAGATAGCGCCCAAAAGCTATAAAGATAGTACTCCAGGAACAAATGATGTATATTCATGCAAATTCAAAGAAGTACAAGATGATTTCATCAATCTTGTACATGCTTTTGACCAAGAAATGCCATTTTACAAAAAAATGATGTCAGAACCTCGACCTCGATTTGATTCAGGTTTTTTAGATCATTATTACAATGATGATTGCAACAAGCTCAAATCACTCATAGAAAAATTCATTCATTATCTCTCTTTTTATCTCGATTAAACCCGACTTTACAATCTGAATAATCCCGAAAAGCTTTCTGTATCATAGCAGGAAGCTTTTCGGCTACTACTTTAGCTGATTTTATCGGCATATTCTCTACACTTAATGAGAATGTGGCATCTTCCAAATTCTCATTCCTATCGTTTTTAATTGTTACTTGAATCATAAATATGTTGATTAATTAATGTGGCTACTCAATGAGTAAGATAGTCCAATAACCGTTCCCAATCAGACTCATCGCCTGACCCACATTCATCTTTGAAATGGGTGACACACCACAATCGGATGCGCCACTCTTTCAAAGGTGCGTTAATTACAAAAGAGACTGCTTTTTGGTAATCTCCATCGGGTTGTATTTTCTTAACAACTCGCATCTTAATCATTCGGATTAAGTATTTACGGATAAACTTGGGTAATTTCATTATTGAGTTATTTTCAGAAAATCAGGAGCAATACCATAGAGCGGTGTTTTTCCATCCCATTTATCAATAAACTGCTTATACAGGATTTCTTTAGTCAACCCTTTCGATGTAATAAGAGCCTGTTCCGTTTTCAATCGTTCCAATTCATTTTGTTTCTTCTGCTCTTCAATTTTCTGATCGAGAACAGATATATTGGTATTTACTTCATTGCGACTATCAATCTTATCACGAACAGCTCTTGAAAACTCCAACTGTGCAGAAAAAGTAAGTAATTGTAATCCTCGTTTATCAAACTCTTTATCTACTATTTGCTCCAGTCTCTTTTCAAAAACTAACGAACCACCATCCGCCATCAGGCTATCAGTCTTATGTTTTCGGCTTTCCTCCTTAATAAGGTCATAAATACGAGGTTCCAAGATATTATCTTCCAACGATTGCATAAAGCCATCCTTTCCTGATGGAGTATCGGCTTTATCAATATGCTTGTTGTCAAATACAATATCAATAGCCCTATTCTTCATCACCTTATAGGAATAAGTCGGACGTGCTGTAAACTCCGTATTGTCAGCAGCCTTTAATGTTACTGGCTCTGCGAATTCTCCACGTTGGTCAAACAAAGGAACTTGAAATAGCTCCGTACCCCATTCCCATGTAGATACTTTGCCCGAAACTACCTTAAAATCATCTTTCCCCTGTTTACCGTAATTCTCCATGAGCACACCGGCATAATTAGGAGCAACTCTTTCACACGATGCAAATAAAATAATGGCAATCAATGCCAAAAACAGACAATCAATCTTTCTTCTCATTTTTCAGTGCTTTTATTAATTTATATGTGACAAAAAATATCGTGAACAAGATTACACCCACACCTATCCACGCATTTACATGATTAAATATTCTATTTCCAACAAATAGACCGATGATGAACATCACAATTAGAGTTATGTAATTCTTCATAATAATACGCTTAATATTAATTGATTAATAAATTTCCCCCGTTCCAAGATTATTCGCTAATAAAAAAGGAACGGGGGATTTTCTTATTTTTGTAGAACCAACTTAAAAAATAAGAAAATGAACAAATTTATTGAGATTACCGAAAACGGTAAACGCATCCTTATCAATCTAGGATGTGTTATTAAAATTGAGGACCATAGAAAACAGTGTATCCTACATTTCAATTATTGCTTTCATATCTCTTCTTTATTGCATCCAACTTATCTGAAAATACTTGTAAGGCATTCATTAATATCCGGAACATTCCGTATGTAAATAGAGCACTTACCGCACCGAGAACAAATGAAGCTGTTCTTTCTTCAAAATCACTCAACGTAAATGTTGTAATAAAAAAGTAACACGAAGAAACAATAGAAGCGAGTAACATAAGCACCGCTCCTAATATTATCCCAACTATTACAAACTGGAAAAACCTTGTCATAACTCTATATTCTTTAATTAAACATTGAAGCGATGGGCGGATTCGAACCGCCGACCTCTGCTTGTGGTGCTCTTCCGTTAAGCTAAGAGTATTTCTTGAGAGATTCGAACTCTCAACCATCCACCACACACAGCGCTCTAACCTGCCTGAGCTACATCACCTTTATATACATAAAGCAAATACCTCGATTTGCCGACAAACGTCTAACTGATTTAGTTTTACAACGATACGGCTTGACCATTAACCACAGCATTATATCGTTGAGAAGCCCGCCTACGTCAGTAATCCCTTTCGGCACGTGTCGGCTTCCAAAACACCATTTTACCAATATGTCAAAGAACTCTTCTCTGTTGTTCCCAGTCTCCCTTCAAGGGCAGGCTCAAAGACCGGACTGGGTACCGGATAACCGGCGGTTTGGTTTGACTTTAGTGAGGGTTAGAGAATACTTTGGTTGTTCTTCAAAACTATATCCATTAAGTTTCTTTGCGATTCAATAAATTTCTTCAAATCATCACATTGGGAAACTTTCTCTCTATAAAATCCACGTTCTGATTCTAAATCTCGTTTGAGTTTTTCATTTTCACCTCTCAAAGAGTTGATCAACGCGTCTCGTTCTTCAATCACAGCTTCATATTTGTCTCGCTGTATTTCTAGTTCGGTTCTTTTATCCATTGTTGTATAATTTGATTAATCTCCGACGTAATGTGCACCGTAATGAGTACTATTTGGGTTGTAGTAAGCGGAAGCGGGTATATTAAGATTATTGTACCCCTCATGCCTTGTAGCTTTAGCCGCTTTACTCATTACCTCGTTTCTTTCTGATAAGAATTTATCCGTTCTTGCTTTCATGGCTTCCTGTGAGAAATTTTCTTGAAGTTTAGCAAGTCTCCAAGTAGCTTTCAGAACCTCTCCAAAAGTTTTTCCCTGCTTCTTGCCTGAATATTTATAGGTTCTATGAGCATTTCTCATTATTTCGGATAAATCAAATCTTTTCATGTCTGTCACATTTATTGAGTTTCACATTTGTTTTATCAATCATTTTTTATACTTTTGGAGTATTGATTGATTGATGATGCAAATATATTCTCGTTTGAGAGAATGTGCAAATTTAAAACTTAAATTATTCTCTCATTTGAGAGAATTTAACTTTTACAAACTGCATATGATTACAAGAATTAAAGACATTATTGCATACTACGGACTTAGTACAAGAGCATTTGCAATGAAATGTGGATTAAAAGACAACACATTCTCCAACCAATTAAATGGAATGAGAGAACTTAGTTTGACTACAGTCAATGCTATATTATTCTCAAATGAAGAAATATCCGCAGAATGGCTGTTAAGAGGAAAAGGCTCCATGCTTCTTCAAAAAGAAGAAACAGAACCAGGAATGGACAAATTGAAAAGTATTGTATATACCATAGCCAATTTGCAGGATGAAATCAATGAGAAGACAGTGCTTACCCAACGGCTTTTGGAAGAAAACCAAAAATTAAAGGGTGAACTGGCTATGTTGAAGAATGAAAGAAATATCGGATAAGCTATGAAAAGGACATATTATACTATAGTACTCAAAATAGCATTTGTAATCACTTACTTTATAGTACTGTTTAACTATCCAATAACAACAGTTATTATAAGCTTGATTCTTATTGCACTATACTATAACATAATGTCTGATTCAAGCCAAACTGACAGACCGGATAAGTGGGTAGATGGATATACAAAAAAGGATGGAACCTATGTAAACGGTCACTGGAAAAGAAAAAGAAATAAATACTAAATGAAGAAAATCACATTAGTTTCATTTGCATTGTAAATTAATAAAATAAACCTCATCATTATCAAAAACAGCAGTTCTTAGCATACCTTTAGAACTCTAAAAACACTGAATAATCACATATAAATAATCAATATTATGGAGCAGACAAAAGAAAGTAAAAGAATCATTGGCGGAAAAATGTATGTTATAAACATCAAGTCTAGATACGAACAAACGCCACAAAAATATGTTAAATTATTTGAGCAACTATATGCTAAAGATCCCCTCATATTATTACATAGTAATAGATATATCAGTATAAAACAGCTTCTTAAAAGCGAATATTTAGAGGATGACGGTACCCCAAGAATGCTATTAATCAAATTAATTTCATATGATATTCTTAATCCAGATGCTTTTTATGATAAAAAAACGAAAACACAGGTAAAGATTGACATTAATCCTGATATTGTTGCTAACCTAAAAGAGGTAGAGCTATATTTTATCCCTAAAGTGCACCGATTAATAGTCAGCATAAGCTCTAAAATCGGTATAAATCAAGTGATGAAATATCTTACCCATAGTTTTGCAGAAACAGCTAGTAATGGAGCTGTTGATATTAATATAGAGAAAAGTAGAGATATCATCACAAGAGTTTTAAACGCACATAAAATATTTTTAATTGATGCAGATATAACTTTTTCAAATAAAGATTTTACAGAAGGATTTATTGCAAAGTTTGACAAAAAAATAAAAGATGCAAGACCAAGAAATGTTAAATTCAAAATGGAAGGAACAGACGAAGAACCTCTTAAAAAAGAAGAAGATGGAATAATCGAAGCAATAGTCAACATGTCACGTAGTAACGGTACAATGATAGCTAGAGTACAAGAAAAAGAAAATGGAAAACCGATCAAGATTGATACAAAAGATTATCCTATGAGAATAGAAATTAAAGATACAGAAAAAAATTATTTTAATAAGATATACACAGAATTATGTAGTATATTTGGGCATAATCAATAACTAGAATCATGAATGCTAAAGATGAATTTGGATGGAGAAGTATTTTTAAAGTATATACTAGTAAAGATATTTTAAAAGATTCTTTAGTACCAATACTTCTCTCTATTTCGATGATTATTATAGGAAACTTTAGTGATATCCCATCATATCAGTCATTAAGTACAATCATAGACTTATGTATTGGAATTATCCCTACCATTGTCTCACTCGTATTAGCTGCATATGCCATTTTATTATCTATATATTGCTCTAATCTACTAAATGATTTAAAAGATGATGAAGGAATAAAACTACTCTCTGGACTAAATTCCTCATTTGTAGTATGTATGATTATTATGTTTATTGGTATTTTTTTTAGTATTATATTTAAATATATACATAGTCTAAACATCCAATTTTTATATAGCGATTATGTTAATAATACAGCATCATTCTTGTTACTTTACCTTCTATTATATTCTATATGGTCCATGAAGGATATAGTTATAAACATATATAATTTAAGCAAGGCTGCATTACTTTCTTAAAATACAGTTCTGTTCAAAGAAAATGTGGAAAAAAGTAATCATATTCTCTTCTTCCATTCCCATGGTTTGGGAGAAGAAATATAGTCGACAGGAATTCCTTTTTCGGATAAGATCCTTTGCAAATGCCAAACAAGTGCTTCATCAGTAACATTTTTTTTCGCCTGTAAGGTATCTTATTTGATAAACGATTCCTTCCAAGGAGGCTTTTGAAATAGGCTTTATTCTCTTGAACATACGATAATCAATTTTAGTGATGCGCAAATATAATATTTAAAGTAATATAAAATATGAAACTCAAAAATCTTGATAGTACATAAAACATCAAATGGTCGAATTATGGTCGAACCATAAAAAAAAGCAGGACTATATAATTGATATACAGAATATACAACTAGATTTCCAAAAATGTGTCTAGTTTAGTTTTTGTGTTGATAGCTCCCTCGTCGGCGGACGAACTAGGGAGCTATTTTTATATATTACAGGAATATTATTGCACAAAATATACATATTTTCCATAACTTTGCAGCGATAAAGTCTCACACAAATGGAATATAGCGTAGAAGAACTAAAAAATGCATTAATTGAGAGATGCGAAAAAGAGGGTATTCTATATGCAACGGTGGCAATGGATAGACGTACCAAAGAGATGATTCTTCCTGATACTTTAGAAGGAGCCCTGAAACATCCGGAATACTTTGTATGTACCTGCAGGAGAGTGAAAGATCAATATATAGTGGAGGAGATTACCAAAGTGTAATCCTCCTCCAATCTTTTATTCTTATTTTTCTTTTTTTATTCGCCCAATTCTCCCAGCAAATCGTAGGAAGGAGCAAAGAAAAGCGTTCCTGTTACAGCTGTGCTGAAGTCAAGCAAACGATCGGTATTCCCTACCGGATTGCCGATGAACATACTTTCCAACATCTGCCGGGTCGTACTGAACGTACTTGCATAACCGATGAAGTATGTGCCATATTCTCCCTTAGACGTATTGGCAAACGGCATGTTGGCACGTACAATTTTCAGGTCATCACCAATATTAGTGACGGCATTATGCGCATTTTGAGGTTTCTCCTCGTCAGACAGCTCGACATCGTTAAACTTACGACGACCGATCACTTTCTCCTGTTCTTCCACAGGCAGAGCGTTCCATGCAACCATATCGTGAATGTACTTCTGTACAAAAACATAACTTCCTCCTGCAAAATCAGCATCCTCCTCTCCTACCACCGCAAAATGATAAGGATTCTCATCAACTGCCGGATTCTCTGTTCCGTCTACAAAGCCGATAATAGCCTTGCCGTCCATATATCTGAAACCGTGAGTTTCATCGACAGGTTCAACTACGCCCTGGAGCTTCTCGTCAATGATGGAAGCAAACTCAAAACACAACCCCATCTGTTTTGCACGGATATGAAACAAGATGTCGCCCGGAGTAGAGACTGCCGTGTGCTTTCCGCCTTTGATCTCTTCAAAAGTGTTCAGTTCTTTCGGCTTTCCCTTTTCCGGGAAAAGACGGCTCCAGGCATCGGCGCCAAAGCCCATCGTACAACTGAACATCAGTTCGGGGAAACGATTACGCATGCTGCGAATCATGCCCGAGAAATTAGCGCATACATCTTTTACTTTATCAAGAGTTTCGGGAGTATCTTTTAGAGTATAAACAATAAAAATGACATTTTCACCTTGTTTCCCGGCTACGTCCTGCGGGATATTACCTCCAAATGAATTTTGATAAGGATTCATATTTTTCTTTTTTTCTGTTAGTTTCGTCAACGAAACAGTTCTAATTCATTTTTTTATTACTATCGTCAATATATGCGGCAGCCGCTTTATCCACAAATAGCTCTACATTCTGCGCGTGATGAGCTATATAGGCTGCGGGACCAGTGTCTCCCGAATTACAGATTTCTTCTACTACGTCGACTTTATTTTTTCCGGTAATCAGGAAAATGACATAGCGGGCATTCTGAATGGGGTATCCCGTCATTGCGATGCGCTTCTGCCCGTTACGGGGATGGGCGCTGACTACATAAATAGAGTTTGAAGTCAGCAAATCTTCTTGTCCGGGAAAGATGGAAGACGTGTGTCCGTCGTCTCCGGCCCCCAACAGTACAATATCAAATTCGGGCCAGCCACGCTTCAGCGGCACTTGCTGCCGGACTAACTCCGAATAACGGACCGCTTCTTTCGCAGGCTTCGCCTCTCCACGAATACGGAATACATTTTCATACAAAATAGGAGTCAAACCCAAAAGGAGGTTGCGCATCATTCCGTAATTACTGTCCGAATCATCGGGAGGCACACAACGTTCATCCACCCAATAAATCCGCATACGATCCCACGGGGTAATATCCATGTATTCATTCGCCCATAAATCGAACATCAGAGCAGGTGTGTTGCCACCGCTGACTGCGATATTGAACACTCTGTCCGGCTCTTCATTCATGATTTCCACCAAGCGGAGTATCAATGCTCGTGAAGTTTCAATAGATGAGGGAAAAACTGATAGTTTCATAATTCACAATATTGATCTGTATTCGTCAAATTCTTACAAGGATTCGTCCAGTCGGCCCCATGTTCGTGCATCATCGCTTCGCTTTCCAAAGGTCCCCACGTACCTGCGGGATAACCGTAGAGAGGTGCGTCGGGGTTGTCTTTCCAATAACGGAGTACCGGATCGAAAAATTTCCATGAGGCTTCTACTGCGTCACTTCGAGTAAATAAAGTCGGATCACCCTGGATGCAGTCGTCTATCAGACGGGCATAAGCGTCGCCACTGGGTACGCCGCCCAACTGCGCATAACTGAAATCCATCGTCACCTGACGCACTTCAAAACCTGCGCCGGGGACTTTCATTCCGATTTTGAGCACTATTCCTTCATTCGGTTGCAAACGAAGAATCAATTTATTAGCCCGCGGACAGTTGCCACCGGCACAATGAAACATCTGATGAGGTGTCTCACGGAAATGAACGACGATTTCCGTTACTTTCGTCGGCATTTGTTTACCTGTACGAATGTAGAACGGAACGCCACTCCAGCGCCAGTTGCTAATGCCCAGTTTCATGGCAATATAAGTATCCGTGCGCGAATCGGGAGCCACTCCTTTTTCTTCACGGTAGCCTTTTTTATTGCCGGAGGCTGTATATTGTCCACGAACGATATGTTCGTTCAAATCCACTTCATTCAACGGGGTGAGAGATTCGTAGACCTTCACCACTTCGTTGCGGAAATTGTCCGCGTTGAAAACAGCGGGCGGTTCCATAGCCGTAAGGGCTACGAGCTGTATCAGGTGATTCTGCACCATATCGCGCAGTGCACCTGCCGTTTCATAGAATCCGCCACGTTGTTCGATACCCAGATTTTCTACGGCTGTGATTTCTACGTAGTCGATATAGTTACGGTTCCAGAGAGGTTCGAAGATGCCGTTGGCAAAACGGAAAGCCAGTACATTCTGGGCTGTTTCCTTACCGAGAAAATGGTCGATACGGTAAATCTGATGCTCATTGAATACAGAGGCATACGTTTTATTCAGTTCACGTGCCGATTCGAGATCATAACCGAAAGGTTTCTCGACGATGATACGTGAATGGGGGGTGTTGAGTCCGGCAGCTTTCAGGTACAAGGGCACTACTCCGTACAATGACGGCGGAGTGGCTAGGTAGAACAGCAGGTTGTCCGGGTCTACCTCACCGGTCAAGTCGACCAGACGTTGGCGGAGTTGCGGGTAACCTTCTTCTTTTGCCGGGTCCATCGGTAAATAGTAGAGATGGGAGACAAACGAAGCCATCAGAGCTGTGTCCTGTTCTTCGGACTTTACGAACTGTTGCAGTTCTTCTAAGATATAGGAACGGTAGTTATCGTCAGAGTAGACCGTACGCCCGATACCCAATATAGAATACTCTCCGGTCAACCGCTTTTCACGGTAGAGGGAGTAAAGGGCGGGCATCAGCTTACGCTTGGTCAGATCACCCGACGCACCGAAAATTATCATTGCAAATTTATCCATTTTTCAAGAGTTGTTTTAATTTCTGTTTTGAGATGGTAAATGATAATTTTGCGGAGTGCCCTGAAAGGGCTTAATTCTATAGCGTAGGGCAACGCCCTACGTAAAAACGGCAATCTGAATTTGCGCCCTGAAAGGGCATAATTGTATAC